AACCATATCCATCATCACAATACAATCTTGTCAATTCTAAAATATTATCTTTTGTTAAACCTTCACAAACCGATGTTGATGCTCTTGCTCCTACTGGAAAACCATATACCAAACATCCTATCAATTTATGATTATCACCTACTGCATTTGACTCATCGGTTCTATAAAATATTCCCAATGCGTATCTACAAGCCGTCCATGCGTGCGTATAGTGTTTTTTAACTATAATCTCTTTTGCAACTGCTGAACTGATTTCTCTAATTGATACTCTACTCGTATCACAATATAACTTATTTAACTCTTTCAATTGGTTCTAATTTTAATATTTCTTCGGTATATTCCTCTAATGTTTTTGGATATGGATATAGTGGATGTTTTATGTTTTTCAACAATTCCTTTTTATCTTTTTTATCCTTGCCCAAAATGTAGATATACCTATGTTTCTTTGGTTCTCTTTTTACCCAAAATGGTTTATCAATTAGTTCTTGTAATTTGAAAGGTGAGGTTGTTCCCCAATAAGGTGCCATAGTTCTACCATGTATCCATTTACCACCTTCTTCAAAACGAAAAGCCCATGTGTCGTTGGGTCTAATACTTGTTCCTTGATATAACCAATTTGTTGCCTGATATATTTGTCCTTTGTGTCCTTGTACGGGGTCGGAGTATGATATCAGTGCTCTTATTTGTTTTGCGTTTTCTTTTAACCATTCAAAAGACTTTCCGACAAACCAACTTTCAATATTACAACCATATCCGTCAAATACAAAAAGTCTTACTAACTCCATCACTTCCGTTCTATCTAATGTTTCACTTATAGATGCCCCACAATGTCTACCAATTGGGTCACCATAACAAATCACTCCAATTAGTTCCTGATTTACTCCACCAAAGAATTTATGTTCGGTTTCGTTTTCGTAGAACAAACCCAATGCGTAACTAACTTTTGTCCATTGTTTAGAATAATGATGTTTTACTATTATATTCTTTGCAACTGACTTTTCTATTAATCTTACACTAAATTTGGATGTATCACAATATTGTTTATCTTGTACTTTCATATGGCCATTGAACCATGTGTTTCCACGTTTCGTTTGTAACTATTTTTTTAATGTTTGCAGGTGATACTTTATAGTTCCTAGCTATTACATTAACATTTCTATGACCTATTTTGTATAGTTCCCTAATTTGCAAAACTTGTTCTTCCGTTAGTTTGTGCATTGGATGTGCTTCACCTCTTAACATGACTCTAATATAACTAATTTTTTCCACAATACCAAATTTACTTTTTAAATATCAATAGCACATCATCATGTTGTTTATGTGGACTACTATCTCTAGTATCAATTATTTCGTATGGTATATTTAATTCATCAAATTTTATTTTATCTCTATCAAATTTTTGAATATCTTCTATAATTAATTTTCCACCTTCTTTAATTTTTGAAAACCATTGTTGTACACATTTGATTTGAGATTCAATACTATGTGGGCCGTCGTCTATTAAATAGTCAATTGATTCATCTTCAAATAAATTACAAGTTTCACCATTATATGCATCTTTATAAATTGTAGTAATCCCTTCGATAGAATCAACCATATTAACATATTCATTTGTCATTTCTGATTTATTATCTATTCCAAATATTTTAGAATTGACAAACCAATCTCTAAATAATATCATAGAATCACCTTTGTTTACACCGATTTCAACAATAGTTAATTCATCATTTCTTTTGGGTGTAAATTCATTAGAATAAAATGAATAAATATATTGATGTGTTGTTCCTTTGTCACTAGCTTCTCCTGTACTTTTGTAAAATTCCGATAAATTTATCATTTTATTGCTTCGTTTATCGCATTTGTATATGCCATTTTAGATGAAAGTCCTGTGAAGCGATTTACTTCAATGCCATCTTTTACGATTATAACCGTTGGAACCGAACGAACTCCGTATTCTTCCGTTATATCACTATATTCATCAATATCATATTCTTCAAACTTTACATTTGAATAATTACCTTTGATTTCATTCATTACCGGTGCTAAAGCTCTACAAGGGCCACACCATACTGCTGAGAATTTTTTAACTGTTACCATTTTGTTTTTGTTTTGTATTTTTATTTCCTTTTATACCTACTGGAATATATGGACAATGGCGGCACCCACTCCCACAGCAATCACCTCGTTTAAGGTGATACTCAGGAGTGAACACCACTTTACCATTTTCCAAATAGTATAATTCTTTATCATCTTTATTTAACTTCACACGCACCTCCTGCACAAGCTACCTCACCTGATAAATCTGTATTATCTTCGATTTCAATAACCTTGCTTAAGTCTACTTCCGTAAGCGTTTTCATTAATTCTTCATATCTTTCTTTCGTACAATCTTCAAATGGTGCTTGTATGTAAGTTCCACCATCGTAAGGTAATACTGAAAGTCCGTTGTAATATTCTTTATTATCCCACATCCATTCACCAACTGCTTTCCATTCATGCTCTCTAATTGAGATTGTTGCGGATACATTGTGTGAATTGTTTCCTGTTCTATGTCCTGGTTTAATCCACTCACTATGTACTTTCTTAACTCTCTCTAATAATTGAATTGGAGATTCGGTTCTAAAAATTGCATCCGATGGTGCTTTTTGTGGAATACCAATTACTGCGGTATCATGTGGTCTAAAATATTCATCTTCTACTAATTCAGGATGATTTAATAATAAGTGAGAATAAATTGCTTCGTTCTTACCTACTCTTACTCTACGAATATAGTAGTCATTATGCCAAGCGTGAATTCCTGATGATGTTCCTAATGTCAATGATGTTGTTCCGGCAGGTTTAACCGTTGTAGTTCTTGCAGATGGATTAATACCCATTACTTCTGCTAACCTTTTGTTTTCTACTTTTACAACTTTAGCTGCTTCTTTCATATCCATTTTCAAAACTGCACCACTTCCAATACCTGTCATAGATACACCAATAAGTGCATCCTTTTCAGTTGTTCTTTGCCAGATTGGACGAAGATAATGGAAATCGGTATAACCTGCTTGTAATGTTCCAATGAATGATGCTGCTTTTACTCTTGCATTCAAATCGTCCTGGTCTACTACATCACTTACATTTACTTCACATAAGTTACAAAATTGGAAAGGTCTTAATGCAATCTCACAACAAGGATTAGTTCCCCAATCTTTGTCATTTGATAAGTAGATACCAGGCTCACCTGCACCACTTGCTTCAATTCTTTTCCAAAGTTCTAAAAAATATTCTTTTGTAATCTTATGTCTCATTAAAACTGCTGAATTGTTTGAACGACCTCTTTGTGGATTTGTTTCCCACCATGCACCACTCTTACAACTAATCATTTGTTCGTCATTTGCAGAGAACAATGAAATCAATGCAGCTCTTCTAATACCACCTGCCAATACTGCATCCGCAATATGACAAACCATATCATGTACTTCCAATGGTGTTAATTTATCACCATCTTTTTTTGCATCTAATATACCTTCTAATTTAATAAGACACTCTTTTAGTGGTTGAGGTCCTGGTGCTTTACCACCTGATGTAATTAATCTTGCACCCTTTGCTCTAATATCTCTAAAATCAAATTGTGGTTTACTTCCACCAAAGAAAAATGCTTTAACTAATACTGAAATTGAATCAGCCCATCCTTCGATAGAATCTCCAATAAGGAATCTACGAGTTTTGTCTGCGTTTGGTTTTCTGATTTCAGGTAATGCATCTACGTGATGTTTTTGAACCGAATAACCAACACCTGTTCCACCCAAAAGTAAGAACATAATTTCAGAAAATACTCTCCAATCATCTATCGGTGCAAATGCACAATTGTAAATTCTATTTGGAGACATTTCAATTGGTTTACCTGCGAACTGCATTGAACGCATAGATGGTAAACATTTCTTATCATATACGAATTTGTAGTTGTCTCTAATCTCTTGTTCTAATTGTGGATACTTTTTAATATGCATTTCCATATTTCTCGTAACCAATTCTTCCCACGTTTCTCTTCTTTGTAATTCCGGTCTGTACTTTGCGTACTTCATATACACCGTAATTTCCGATAGGATTTTGTTTGAAATGTCCATTTTGTTTGTAAATTTTTAATTTTAGTTAGTAAATATTTTTCCCTAAAAAGTGGGAAATGTAAAGATATATATGGACTACACTACTGTTATACTCCATTTTCTTTAGTAAATTTTAGGTTTTTTTCAAAAATATTTATTCACATTTTTTTTAATTTTTTTATACTTATCCCATATTCTCCACATACTTCTTATGTAGGAGTTTTTTCTCTAATCCTTCACCACTTTTACTATCTCTAGTCGATGCCATACCATCCACCGATGTTGCTGCAAACACATCCATTGTACCTGTAAAGGTATCAATTTTTGCAGGGAATGTTAAACCATCAGGACCAAATCTATTTTTGACAATGTGAATACGTCCTGTGTTTGATAACTTATCTTTTGTTTTTCTACTAACTGACATAATGAAATCTGCAGTTTGAACTTTCTTATATGAATCGCCTACTGAATCTGCTCCAATAACTTCGTGGTCTATTGCTGCTCTATTGGTCTGTGTTGCTGTCCAAATCGGGATAAGTGTTTCACCACTTAAACCTCTTAACTCCTCATATATCCCACCTAATTCAGCATAAAGACCATCCCTGTTACCATTTCCACTCTTTAATAAATCTGCGTAGTCAATAATGATTAGTTTTGGTTTGAATCCGGTTTGTTTTATCTTTTCAATATGAGCTGCAATTGTTTTAGCAGATGCAAATTGTGGTGGATAATACTTAATACGAACTCTACCTGGAACTTGCTTTACCTTTCTGATAATCTCATCCTTTCTTTCTTTTTGGTCAGTTGTTGGAATACCTGTTAGAATTGTGATATATCTTTGTCCTACATAACTTTCTGATAATTCCAAAGTATAATGTATTACATCAATACCCTTTTCCAAAGCAGAACATGCTATTTTAGATAAGAACCAACTTTTACCGATACCCGATGGAGCCATTACTACACCTAATTCGCCGGGGCCTAAACCACCATCCATAAGTTCATCAATTACTGACCAACCCGTAGGACAAGAATCTCGTTTGACATTCTCTAATATACTTTCAAAATCTTCAATAAAATCTAAACCTAAATCAGATTCAACACCCACTTTGGATGCCTTCATCATTGTATCTATAATTTGTTCGTATTGTCCGTTTTTGAGTAAGTCTACTGATTTGAATAATGCTTCTTTAACTTTTTGGTTTTTACAAAATGTTAGATACTCCTTTTTTACATAAGGCATATCTTCACAACCAACCTGTAAGTAAACATTCTTCAATTGTTCTACTACAGTTAATTTCAATCCCTTATCCTCTATTGCGCCAACTTTAATCTTAAACACTTCCATTGTCGGAACTGTTCTATACTCATCAAAGTAATGTTGGACTTCACCTATAATCCATTGGTTTGCTTGAGATTCAAAAAATGCAGGTTTTGTAATTTCACCGACTTGTTCTAAAAATTTAACATCAGTGATAAGTGCAGCTACAACTTTAGATTGATAACCCTGGCCATATTTGACGAGTGTATCTACTTCTTGCATTACTTATCTTTTTTCTTTTTGCTTAATTGTTTTTCTGCGATTGTTTGTTCTTGTATTTCTACAACTTCTTCTACTTCTTTTTTAACAGGCCTTCTGTCTGCTTTCCACTCTGATTTTGGAATAAACTTCCATTCACTCGTTGCGTTGTAAGCTTCTTTATCACTTACTCTAATAATGTTTCCTGTTTTACTACTTTTAAGACACTTCATTGTTGACCTCCATGTTTTTATGTTATCTAATAACCATTAATAATTCTGATTCTCTTAATAGAAGGTATTTGTTACCACCTACTTTAATTTCTTGCCCTTGGTGATATGGTGGAAGGATTACTTCATCACCTACTTTTACACTCATTGGAATTGCTACACCTGATTGTGTGAATAGTCCATCACCTACTGCGTCTACTCTTGCTCTCTTTACATCTTCCGATTTTGCACTATCTGGAATAATAATCCCATATGCAGTTTGTGAGGCTTCTCCCTCTAATTCCGTTAAAAGAACTCTGTCTCCTAATGGTTTTGCTAATTTGTCTGCTGTTTTTGTCATAACTTTTTGTTTTTAAAATTTTGCTATATGTGAAAATGTTGATTGTAACCAGTCCAACACATTTGGGAAACCTTCTAATATTCTATTCTTCAAACCATACTTTAAGAAAGTTTGTTTGTCAAATTTGGTAGTAGGTTCGTTATATCTATCCATAATTTTCATACGGAGATTGCCACTAAATGTTGGTTCTGCTAACTGCATCAATTTACGATTTCTTTCGCAAATTTCCAAATTATCTAAGAATAATTCGTGTGCTTTTGATTTTTTTGTTAATGTGTTTACATAATTAACCATATCAGTGGTGTCAACTAATTGGTGTTCCATTAACATTGGAAACGCCTTAGTAATTGATTTAATACCCAATCCACTTATACCTTCAACATTGTCGGATTTGTCTCCGTCAATCATTCTGAAATTTATAAAATTATGTGGATGGATACCAAATTCCTCTACTACTTCTGGAATATTGTAAACTTTCTTTTTAGATGGTGAATATACACTCACATCTTTATTTACCAATTGAAGGAAATCCTTATCCGTACTCATTATCACAACCTTTTCGTTTTCTTGTCGTAGGGTTGTAGCAATATAAGCCATAACATCATCTGCTTCAATTCCATCATAAATCATAATGGAAACAGGTAATGATGAAAGTAGTTCACCTAATCCGGTCATTTGACGCTTCATAGATACACCTTCTTCTTCAGGGTTCATTTCAACGGATGCGGCACGATTCAATCTCATTTTGATTTTGTTCTTACCTCTCTCCGATTTGTAACCTGAATATATGTCTTTTCTACTTTGTGAACCACCTTTGCCGTCAAAAACAACGACAACTCTTGTAGGGTTAATTGTACGGATTGCAAAGCCGATACTTTTTAAAGTACCGACTATGCCTCCAATATGGTCTCCGTTATCATTAAGATTCGGAGCGGTTGACCAAGAACGAATGAAGGTATTAAGACCATCAATTACTAAGGTTTTAGAGTTGCGTTGCAAATCTCCAAATCCTTTATGTTCTTCATCTATTTCTTTTAGTATATCTAAATACTTTTTACTAATCTGACTCATTTGCTTCGTCCGTTGTTACTTCAACTTCATCCGAATTGGAATTGTTCTTATATTGCAATATTGCAGTCTCACAAATTCTTAAATAAATTTGCTCTTTAAGTTTCTCATCTTGTAACATTTTTGCAAAGTCTTTAGATTGAAACTTCATAACTTCTCCCGAATCAATATCAATGTATTCGTACCAAGCTCCTGCTTGCTTAAGGATTTTAGCGTCTTTCATAACTGCTAACCATCCACCATAATTATCAATACCTCTATCAAAGAAAATATCAAAGTCTGCATGTCTCAATGGTGGGCCCATTCTATTTTTAATAACCTGACAACGAACTTTAATACCTACGATTCTATCACCTTGTTTCAATTGTCCCATATTTTTCAATCTCAATCTAACTGAACTATGAAATGCTAATGCCTTACCACCCGATGTTGTCCACGGGTCACCAAACATTGCGTTCATCTTTTGTCTTAATTGGTTTGTGAATACAAGTGCAATTGACTGACGACCAATCATATTGGTAATCTTTCTCATTGCTTTGGAAATAATAATAGCTTTGTCCGTTGCGTAACCATCTTTGTCGTAATCAGCTTCCATCTCTTTCTTTGAAGATGCTGCTGCTACTGAGTCAACTACAATCGTAACTAATCTATCTTTGTCTCCTGTTCTAACCTTTTCAATAATTGTTTCACATGCTTCAAAAATACCTTCAACGGTATCAACTGAAACATATAATAACTTTGAAATATCTACTCCGATTGCTTCTAAGTATTCTCTACTTACGGCAGTTTCGGTATCAATCAATACGGCCACTCCACCTTTGCGTTGTGTTTCAGCAAGGAGATGGGCGGAGAGCAAAGATTTTCCACTTTGCTCTAAACCCGTAATCTCACTAATACGTCCAACAGGGAAGCCACCATAAGGTCTATTAGAGATTGCAACATCCAACATAGCATTACCAGTTGAAATCCAATCTTTAACATTGGTAGGGGCATCACCACCTTCATCATTTAGAAAGTAGGCAATCTTACCATCCTTATTTTGTTTGTTTAATGAATCAGCAAGAATACTTGCTAAATCCTCTTCTCTTTTGGCCATTGTAACCTAATTATTAATTGTTAAATAAATCATCAAATGCTGATGCTACATCATCCTTTTGTTTAGGAGCTTCTTCCTTTTCCCAAGGTAAGTCACCACTAATGTCCGATGTTCCACCTAAGTCAACCGATACACTTTTTTGTTGTGCTGCAGGTTGTATTTTTGGTTTTGGTGCTTCTAATTCTTCAACAATCTCATCATTAACTGCTGCTGATGGATTTAACCAATTTTCTAAAACTGACTTTAACTCTGCGTAAGATAACTCCTGATATAATTCAGTAATTTCTTTTTGACCATCTAACAATTGTTGGATAGTTTCCGGAGAGTCTGCTAATTTAGAAACTGCAGGTTTAACTCTGATTGTTGTTGTTGGATAAGATGCGTTAGATTCCTCTGCTGACATTACTTCCAATACGATATCTCTACCTGTGTTTGGGTCTGTAATATCTCCGTAATCAGGGTCAGCAATATATCCTAAGATATCTTGATAAACTGTCTTACCGAATCCCCAGAATTTTACTCCTTCTGATTCTTTACCTCTTACGATAACTGGTACAAAAGTTCTTAACTTTGGTTCCATTTTCTTACCTGCTTTCCAATCATCGGTATCACCTGTTCTCTTAAGTTTTTCTGCAAACTCAACGATAGGGTCAGGTCTACCAAATGACATTGGACTTAAATAAGTCTTGTTGTTAATGTTGTAGTGAAAGTAAAGTTCAATGAAAGGAATGTCTTTGTTGAACTTGTAAGGAACGATTCTCACTTGAGATTTTCCGTTTGCCGGTTTGAAAATTGAATCCGACTTTTTAGTGTTGTTTTGTAAAGAGCTAAATCTCTTTAGTGCCAATGAAATGTCCATTGTTTTTTTGTTTTTAAGGTTTAAAATTTGTTTTTAAAGTTGAGGTTTATATCGCGATATTCCTATATCTAAATATAACTTTTTCATCTTTTATTACTATAAATATACGACTATTTTTCCACATTACCAAATTTATTTTGGATAAAAAAGGTCATA